ATGTTCCAGAACTTCATCGCTTAGGCAATGTATGCAATGATGGTTCCAGCGCTAACTGAAACAGCGCTAAACAATCCCTGAACCTTTGTTCCGTTGATTAGCTCTAAAGCAGTAATGTTGTCTCCACTAACAGCTGTTGCCGTAACAGTTGCTGTCGCGGCTGCAGTGCTTCCTACAACCTCAAAGGCTCGGTAGTATTCTCCAGAGACGGGAGTAAATGCAGAAGTGATTACCCGAAGTCCAGATTGGCCCATCATAGCCAGCTGGTAGTTTACGGGGTTGGTGATGTTTGAATAACCCATCGGGGAAGTTTTAAGTTTTAAGCAAAAGCGCACTACAAAAGTATAGCAAAAAGAAAAGCCCCTTGCGGGGCTTTAACCAGCATTCCGTCCCACACTCAGGGACAGCGCTCGTCAGTATTATTCTACAATCTCTGCTTCGGGAGCTGGTGCTGGAGTAAACTCGCCAGTCTCAAGGTCTACGTTGCCATCACCGTGCTCGGCTTGGATAGCGTCGGTAGCTTCCTTGATTTTACCTTGCTGTTCCTCGTACGCCTTCAAGAGGGCGTCCTTGCGGAGCTCAGCAAGTACAATCACACCCAGTTCCATCTGGATGGCTTGTAGATTCTTTTGTGCTTCCTTTACTGCGTTGAGCAGCTCTTCTTTGACTTTCGCCATTTTAATTAAAGTTTAGGTTAGTAAGGATTATACAGCAGGAACTGGAGGCACAGGCTGACCAATGACCAACGTAACAGACGTTGGGTTGATTTGTCCTGCGATTTGGTTCGCCACAGAGGTCTCGAGGCTAGCAACCTGCTCGGGACCCATTGCTGCGGTGCACCATCCAGTTGCAATCTCGTTGGTAAGTTCGTCAAAGGGGATGAAGGTAGCTGGGTCGATGTCGTCAGCGGTTACCATCTGCGTGCCGATAACGGTAGCAGAGTAGGTCTTGCCTCCAGACTCTTCGGTTCCGGTTAGGCGCCAGTGGATGTTGTATACAACGTCATCCAGCTCTACGCCTTGCTCATCGTGGGTTGGGTAGCAATCGACAGTGCGACAGTCCCAAGAGTAAACGATATTGCTCATTTTGTTTTGTACTAATTAGTTAAGCAAATATACAACAAACAGCATTACGCTGCTGGGTCTTGAATCCTCTTCGGAGTATTGTACTCATCAAGGTCAAATCCATAATTACCTCCAGTTTCAAGTCCGATGTCTGGAGTATCGCTCTCAAAGTTGTAGAACAATATGTTGGTAGATATAGCTTGATAATCTGCTATATCTGCAACAGCACCACCATTGTATACGGTAGATACCTCACCAGAAGTAAGTGCGGAATCTAAGAACAGAGTAAATCCGTCAAGCTGACACTTTGCTGAAATTTCACCAATGAATCCACCTCCAATATACAAGTCTTTATTTGTCCAGCTTGGAGCTGTTACTGAGTCGCCATATGTGTGAGAAACATTATTAGCTGCGTTTTGCCAAGCCACTTCAAGTGGTGTTTCATTCCAGTACCACGTTGCATAACGGTCTGACGAAAACTCATCATAGTCAAGCACGATAGTTATAAGTGAATACCCATTGGCGTCAACGCTTCCTCTGTTGGTTGCGCTCCAAGGTGTTGTAGATGATATTCCAGTAATTGGAGAATTGTTAGTGTCTGACAAGTTAACTACACTTGTAATGTATCCTGATACTCTGTCGGTATAGCCAAAAATAACCAAAGCATCATACTTGCCGGGAACACTTGGGTCCACCCCACTAAACCACTGCACTAGAATTCTATCTAAGCTGCTGCTCTGGTAAAGTCCCATAACGTATCCCTGACCACTTGATGTTATTCTATGTTTTAGCCAAAAGCTAATAGTCATCTGACCTAATGGGCTTGGCCTTGTTGCAGATACATCAGTCCAGTAATCCTTCTTAAAGGAGTACAGCATATTCTGGGTTCCCGTTGTTGTGTCATCCCAGTATGCAAAGTTAGAGTTTAAGCAAGGAGCATTGTGGTTGTACCCATACCACTCCGAGTAGGCGTGGGGAGCTGATGAGTTGGGATAGTAGGGGCTACAGGTGTTGATTGCACCATAGACCCCTGTTGCTGCATCCTTGATGGACATTACAGCTGTTGCTGAACGCCCAAGCTCTACGTTGATGTCGCTTGCCTCTAGAGGGCCTGAAAGTGGTAATGTCATTTCAATTTAGATTCTAGTTCTTCTACACGAGCAGCAAGTTCCTTGTTTGCCTCAATCAATAGTCCGATAATCTTCTCATATCGTACCGCAAGGTAGCCATTTGCATTGGTGCGTACGGCCTCTGGGAGGACAGCCTTCACCTGCTGGGCAATGACACCTACATCGTGACCAACGTATCCGTGGTAGTCCTTGGTCTCCTTTCTCCAGTCGAACTCAACACCAGTCAGTGTCTTAACCTTTTCAAGTGCGTTGGCAATTGGGGTGATGTTCTCCTTGAAGCGCTCGTCAGAGGTAGAAAATGCTACGATGTCGTTGGATGCGTCGATGCGGCCGTCGGTAGCGTTTGGTACCACTCCAACTCCTAGTGAGCCAGATGTGATGCGAACGTCTCCAGTGACATCAAGTTTGTATGATGGTGCAGAGTTTCCAATGCCAACAAATGCACTACTTCCTACAAAACGAGCTATCTCACCTTGACGTCCATCGTTTACAATAAGATTTCGATATTGAGTTGTTGATGCTTGGTATCCAAGATAATTCAAATGCAGGTTGTATACCTGATTCTCGTCGTACCCAACATTTATGGTGTTGGTGTTTGGACCACCCATATATACGCTGTTAGCTTGCTTTCCTAGACGTATGATGTAATTTTCTGCATCAGTTCCACCAAGCATTACGCTTCCATACACTTCAAGCTTATAGCCCGGACTAGTCGTACCAATGCCGACGTTGCCTCCATCTGGTTGTAGTGATAATGGTGTCCACGTAACACCATAGTTTCCAGCTTTAATAAAACCAAAACCATTACTGTTAGTGTCATATCCTAGAATCATTCTCTTTCCCGGCGTAGTTGCACCTTCAAGAGAAAGTTGTGCTGTTCCAGGGTTTATGTCGCCGCTTTTTGTTATATCTGCAGATATTGTTGTTTTAAACGAAGGACTAGTCGTCCCAATGCCGACGTTGCCTGTCGACGTGATGCGCATACGCTCTGCGGCAGCTGTTAAAAAAGTTAAGTTAGCCGCTTCATTATTCTGAATACTAAAGTCACCAGTGCCCCTGTGAACTATCAAGGAACTAGTATTAGCTCCACCGTTATTTCTAAGTATTCTCAGACCATAATCCGTATAGGTTGTATCGCCAATTAAGTCAATATAAGCAAAGCCATTTCCAGTTCTTCCGGTTCCAAGATTTATTGCTGCATCTCCAGTGGATACGCCGTGACCAACATCTAGATTGCCAGTGTATAAACCATTGCCAGCAACGTGTAGTTTCTGTGCTGGATTCGTCGTGCCAATGCCGACGTTGCCGGCGGAGGTGATGCGCATACGTTCGTTTGCAGCACCAGCAGTATAGAAACGAAGGTTGGTGCTTGGGTCCAAGGTCTTAATCATCAAGTCCCCCGTCGCCGCATAGATATATCGTGCTCCTGCCCAGCTGGAACCAGAATAGTTTGAACCAATAGAACCAAGAACTAACGTGTCGTATGCATCGTTCTGTATATACACCTCTGCGGTGTTTGACGTACCAGTTCCTGCTCCTCTGAATACACCAATGATGTTATCGTAAAGATTATTAGAGTCCTGACCTTGTACGTAAAGTCTATTGGTCGGATTACTGATTCCTATGCCAATACCAGTGCTATTAGAAACCATAAGGGAATCTCCAAGTGCACTTGCACCCGTCCACTTAGGGACGTAGTTTGTAGTTCCAGTACCAGTCACTGGGTTGGTCAGTGCGGATTGTGCACCAATATCCGTCAATACTTGAGCAGCAGTTCTTCGGGTAATTACTCCTGTACCGGAAATAGTAGCGAAATCTCCTGAACCGTTGTCAATTGTTGCGACTCTTAGTCTTCCATCAATATGCAGCTTCTCACTTGGATTAGTCGTCCCAATGCCGACGTTACCGTCATCAAGAATGCGCATCTTTTCAGAGCCGCCAATCAAAAACTCTATAGTTGGGGTAGTCGCTGTGTTATTATCGTCTGATGATATTCTAAGATTACCTTGAGACCCGGCAGTACTTTGCACATAAATTATAGATAGCGAAGTGCCACTATTGTCCCTTATGCTCAATCCGGGCGCATTATCCCCTTCAATAAAAATACCACCATACGAGTTGTTGTCGTCTACGTGAAGCTTATATAATGGCGCCGTCGTCCCAATGCCTACGTCGCCTGTTACAATAAGATTTCCATCGCTTGGCGCAACGCTGTTTAATGTTCCAACATAAATAGAACGAGACTGAATAAGAGAAGCTCTTGATGCCATATTAGAAAATCTTTACAAACTTGAAGTTAATGGTTGATGCTGCCGAGTATGTCTGGTTTGACATACCCTGAAAAAGAAGTGTTGAGGCGGCTCGTTCCACGGTGCGAAGATAGAAATTGCCAGCTTGAGCTGCGTGACCAGAGCGATGCAGAATGATTTCTGATTCCGCATCTACACCGTTGTTGTTTGTGCCACTTGCACTGCCCCAGCTCATAACGCCAGAGTATGTCTCCGAATATTGCTGACCGCCAACGGCGAAGTCACTCACAAACGCCTGAACCATCCACGTGCCGTTAGACAATACAGTATTTGAGGAGAAGATGTCTGCCCACGTTCCAGCGGTTAGCTGTACAGTCCAGTCGTATGTAGTTCGAGCAGCAGGCAGAAGGTCGTATAGAGATGTCGCTGTTGCCTCCCCTTGGTTAACCCAAGCGGTACCACTACCCGTAGAGGACAGCACCTGACCAGAAGACCCCGCTGAATTGTTTGAGTCGTAGTAGGCTCCTGTTACTCGAATGTTGCCGGAGACGTGTAGTTTTTGTGTTGGTTGAACTCCGATTCCGACGTTGCCAGCCGATGAGTTAATTACAAGATTTGCATTAGGCTGAAGATACATTGTAACTGCAGTATCTGATAAATCTGTAACCTCAATTTGGTCTCTTCCTATTTTTACTTTTCTGGCGTTATCTTGAACGGTTAGCGCCGACGGAGCACTCCCCGACGCCACTATATTTAATAATGAACTTGGCGCCGTCGTCCCAATGCCGACGTTGCCATCTACATTAATGGTAACTTTAGTAGTAGCTGTTCCAGTACCGGTTTGGAAAAATATATTACCTCCTGAACCTCCTGCAAGATAAGATTTTATTTTAAAATCTATATTTTTACTATCAATATAATTGCCTGTATACGAGGATTCTTGACCTAGTGCTAATCTAACACTTCCTGCTGCATCACTAATTGAAATTACATCACTTCCTAGTGCGTTATCAATATGAAGCTTTGATACTGGACTAGTCGTTCCAATTCCTACGTTGCCAGTGTCACCTACAATTGTTATTCTATCGCTGCCTCCAGAATACAATGCCATATTTCCATTAGTGCCACCAGTTCTTGTCCATACAGCGTGACTTGTATTTCCAACATAGACACCAGTTCCAATGCCAGAGCCAATTCTACCGGAGCCATTAACATCTAATAAATAGCTAGGACTAGTCGTACCAATGCCGACGTTGCCTCTATCTAATACTAGTACATCATTGTAGGCTGTACTAGCATTAACCATTGAGAAATTATACCTTACAACACCGCTTGTAACTGTTTGTTTTAGCATTAAACTGTATACGTCAATGGTGCCAGAAGTATATGACCACTCTTGTATTAAAGCGTCATTTGTATTGCTTGCAGCTATGACGTGAAGAGGCGCTTGCGGCGCCGTCGTCCCAATGCCGACGTTGCCTGCTGCGGTGATGCGCATCTTCTCATTGTTGTTTCCAACAGAGAACGATATGGGCGTATCAGCTCCCCCTCCGGATGTAGCAGCTATGAAAGCTGAATCACCATTGTGACCTATGTTTATCGACGGAACTGAAGTGTAAGCAGTAAGTACTCCGGTTGAAGTTATGGTGCCATCGACTTGTAGTTTTACTACGGGACTAGTCGTACCAATGCCTACGTTGCCTGCTGCAGTAATACGCATACGTTCGTTCGTATTGGTAGAAAATACCATTGGCAAAGATGTAGCCCCGTACAAAAAGTTTCCTGTTGAGTCGGCACCAATTCTAAATGTGCTTGTGCCACTCCTCATAAAGTCTACAACACCTCCTGAGGATGCATTATCTATACCCAATGTTGTATATCCTGAATATGATATAGGACTAGTCGTCCCAATGCCGACGTTGCCCTCAACAATGAGACCGTTAGATGGCGGAGTTGTAAAGTAGTTTACGCCAATTGTTGCCCCAGCACGAATGTGTGATGTGTAATCACTACCTCCCTTTACGACAAATGCAAAACCACCACTTGCGCCATCAACACGTAAGCCTTCACTTCCAGTGCCGGTTGATACAATGTCAAGTTTCGCACCCGGCGCCGTCGTCCCAATGCCGACGTTGCCAGTATTTGATATGGTGACTTTTGTTCCGCCTGTTCCTAACCCAAAGTAAAAACCACCAAGCGCATTGAACCACATTACTTCTCCGCCCACCGCAGAGCCGTCCAAACCAATTCCAGCGTCATTATGTATTCCACCGTTGTCGTAAAACTTCAAGCGATATCCGGTTTCAGACGAAGGTCCACTGAATCCATTTGAAAAATTACCAACGCCATTAACATCAAGCTTATACCCCGGACTAGTCGTCCCAATGCCGACGTTGCCAGAAGTGTTGATATATAGGTAATCTTGAGTTCCATTTGCACCAAGAGAAAGAGCTTTTCCACTTTCTCCACGAACAATAGCTTTACCAGTGTCCCAAGTTAGTCTACCAAAGTCTTTGGCATTGCCCCAGTTTAAGGTTCCATCACTATTGATTGAAACCTTACCAAGTACATCTAATGGGCTTCCGGGGGCTGTCGTACCAATGCCGACATTGCCGGCGCTGGTGATGCGCATACGTTCGGTGAGGTTGGTGTTAAATGCTATTGGATGATTTGATACAGTACCAAAAAATCCAACATTGCCGCTTGACCAACTTACTCTATTATCTATTGTCCCATCTGTAACTCTAAAACCAGATGATGAATTTGCAAAACCAACAATATCTAATGGATACGCTGGACTCCCGGTTCCAATACCGACCCGGTCGTTTGCCGAGTCTACAAATAAAGTATTGGAATCCACATTGATTCCAGATAGATAACGGATGCTCATTGCTCTTGGTATTTTTTACCTTTCTTTAGGTTGTCAGATGCCCACAGTGGCTGAAGGTTTGTATAGTGCGTTAGTTCGATTACGTCCTCTGGTGTCTTTGCCGTAGACAATGGCTTTATATGGTCAATGTGCCACTCACCATAATTGTCCCAGCTCATACCATCCGTAAACATAGACTCCATATACAGTATTAGCCCTTCTTTATCAATGCCAATGGATTTTGTTGACGAGAAGTTTTTGTCCAGACTAATTCTTCTACAGAATAATGAAGTCCTTGACCGAATGTTACAAATCATTTTATATATAGGGTCATTTTTTAATTTGTTTCGATGGTACTCATCTCTGTATGCGTAAACAGCTTCTTTGTTTTTCTCTCGGTAATTCCTTTGATACTCAATTATGTTGTCCCTATATTTTTTGTAATGCTTTCTTTTTGTTTGTAAGAATGCGCTTCTATTGTTTTTTCTGTACTCAAGAGATGCTGCTCGTGCGCATTCTTTGCAATCAATACGAAGTCCGTCTTTACGCCTTTTATCTTTATAAAAGTTGTCTACAGGTTTTTCCGTTTTACAAGAGCTGCAGGTCTTCATAGTACAAAGATAAACAAAAGCGGGGGTAGGCATAGCGCCAGCCCCCGCCTTAAGATACGTAGGTTTCGACTACGAGACACGTTGTATTAGGACACGATAAGCATTGCTTGACGGAGCAGTAGCAAAAGAAATCGTAACCACGTTAACACTAGTCCTTGTTACGTCTGTGTATATTGTCTCGTACGTAGCATTGTCGTACACCTGAACAATCACGTCACGGCTGTTGAGGTTGTGAGTGATGGCGTATGCAGTGTTCGTTCCGTCACCAACGTTTGCAGCAGCGCCGCTTCCGTCAATGATTGCCTGAACAGCAGAGGTGAAGTCCGTAACCTGTGAAGCAGTAATCGCAATGGCGATGGTGCTCGCACTCGTGGCACGACCCTTAGCGTCAAACGTTACCTGAGCAACGCTAGAAGCGTTTCCGTACGTTGCAGCAGTTACTCCGCTGTTGGCAAGCGTAAGGGCAGAAGATACGTTGGCAGTGCCGTCAAAGGTTACCGTCCACGTAGCGTCACCGCTGATGCTGATGGTGCGAGCCGTTTGAAGAGCCGTAGCCGTAGAAGCATTACCAGTAAGGGCACCAGTTACGTTAGCAACAAGGCGACCAACCGTAAGGCTGGACACCGTAGATGTCGGTTCGGTTGATGTGAATCCAAGACTGAAGACAGCCTCACCTACAGAACTTGCAGATGCGTCGTAGAAGAAAGTAGCGTACTTGGTTCCGCTGTTCACGTAGTTTCCGTAGAAACCAATGTCAACGCTGTTCGCCACGTTAGCGTTGGCGTACTGCATCATATTGTCACCAATAGACACAATCACGCTGTCAATCGTGGTGGTCGTTCCGTTGACGTCAAGGTTACCAGCGATGGTTACCGTGGTGCCGTCGTCGGTCATCAACGAGTTGACCAGCTGGGTTCCGTCCCACTTGGTCACTGCGTTGGCGTTGAGGCTCGCGTAATTAGAAAGAGCGATGGAATTAGCAGACACCGTGATACCGCTTCCTACAACTGTAGCTACATCAAGTGTTACCGTTCCTCCAAGAGAAACTGTTCCTCCACCTGTAAGGCCATTACCAGCCGTTACCGTGATGCTGCTGTTGGCCAGTGAGCTGTTAGGGATAGAGCCAAGCTGAAGCGTAGTTCCAGTGATGTTGATACCACTAGCAGTAGAGACCTCAAGCCACGCAGAAGTGGTAGCGCTA